GGCACTGCATTAGCTTTCAGGATGATGACTGGTTACACGGGTGCCATTGTCAACATTGCTATCGGATTGATTGAGATGGCATTGATGGATGGCGCTTTGTTTCCTTTGATCGCCCACATCGTGCAAGCCGCTATCGGTTGGTATGCTGGTGCAACGTTCGGTCTTTTCGCCCATTTGGCTTGGAATTATCAATGGGTCTTCCCATCTACTGGGCGATATTCCAAAGTAACCGAAGCCCAATTGCAAGCACCGCGTGTGTGCTCACCTGCCCACCCGTTTCCGGACCCTGACAAACTTGACCCAACTTTCAAGATGAATGTTAAGATCGGGAAAAAGGTGGTGTTTTCAATCCCTGCTAAGATGAAGTACAAGCTGGTGAAACACAGGAAACAGCATTGCGGTCAGGATGTGTGGCTAACCCAAAAGGACGAGATTCCAGAGCGTAAGCGTGACCCTGCTATCGGGTCATGGGACGATTTTGCCAAATACCCTTGTTCGTCACGCACACACACCGCACCCGGCGCGCAATGGTTAGTGTCGTCATGTTTTGCCAACCCGTGTGTGCTGTCGGGTTGCATGAGAAACACCGTGTTGGGTGCATTGCATAGGCGTGCGAAACCGTCTCCGGCCGTCGCCCCAGATGTGGAAAAGGCATGGATACGGTACCTACACGAGCAGAGTGTTCCATTGATAAAAGTCTTGGATGCTGCCGAGGAGTTGCGCTGGGAACCACGCGATCAGTTTGAATGGTGGTTAAACCGACCTGGTTTCGCAACCGAGCCACGAAAAGTTCAGTTACGCAAAGCGTTCGATGAGATACAATGCGGCACACATGTGGATTACGCAGAAGCCAAAACTTTCTGCAAGATTCAGATGGAGTGTAGCAGTGCCTCACCAATGAATGAATTCATGCCAGTTTACGAACCCGACATGGAGAAAGGGCCACGCCCACGTGGCGTCACTTGTGTATCTGACCACGTAGCTGTATTGCGCGGTCCAATCACCCAGTTAGTCGCGAAGATTTTGGGTAAATGCTTCGAACCAGGAGTGTATTCAACCTTACCCGGGTGTATACACAAAACTGAAACCGTCTGGATGAAAGGGTGTGACCCGGTGACTATGGGAAACGTCATTAATGCATTGTTTGAGTCGTCGATTTACTCTGACGGCACTGACGCCAGCGCATTTGACAAGAACCACACTATGGCAACTAGACGCGCTGTTGACCTGGCGTGGCGGTATTACCCAAAGGCAACTAGAGACATTCTCCAAAACATGCAGTACGTTTCTAAGACGCGCATGACTGCCGATGTCGGGCAGATGATCCTCAC